TATAGAATATAATGTACAGCTTTAGACCTTGTTACGGGGGTATTTAATGTCGGTGGGGGGTGGTGTGGTATGTGACCCTAAAAAAAATTACTGGTAACTAGCACTCAAAACGCACGACACTTACCTGAACAGTTGACTGGGAAAGTGTTACAGGAGGATTGTAATGTCCTGCTTAGATAAGTGTCTAGTTTATTATACACTACTAGATAGATATGTATAGTATAAAAAAGAACTTTTTTATATAGTGAGCTTGAGTTCCAATGGGGGGTGTTTTCGGGCAGTAGCAGGCATATATACGGAGTATATTAAAAAAATCTAATTCAATTCTTTTGTATGTCCTCGGGTACTAGCCTTGTGGTAATCCCAGTCCTAAGTTTCCTTAGTAGCTAGCTTTCGTACGCCTGATATCCTCTTTACCTGTAACATACTAATCAAAAAGAATGTTTGTATAAAAGCATATTAATACTAACATAGATTTATACAAATAGGAGGTATTTATTTATGAATTTAAACCACAACTTGATGTGGGCAAAAAAGGGGAAGAGTTGGTTAAACTTTTCTATGAATCCAAAAGACAAGGTACGAAGAATCTATACATTGTACGTCCAACCAAAGAATGGGAGCAGAAACAAGGTGCAGACTTCTTTGTGGTCAATAACGAATTGGGAACAAAATATTTTGAGGTCAAGACTGACACTCAAACAAAAGATACAGGGAATGTAGCACTTGAAGTACAAATTGTGTATGGGGATACAGACAAACGTATAGGATGTGCATTAAAAACATTCCCTGATTATCTTTTCTATTGGGTTTACCCAACCCAGGATATCCTTTACTGGAATCCTCAAGAGATAAATCCGTATATTGTAGATTGGATTGCCGAAGGCAAAAGAATAGTGGAAGTAGAAAATAAAAATTTTTTTTCACGCACTTTACTAATAACAATGGACGAGATGTTTAACACAGGTGTAGTTAAGAAACTAGAAGTACCACAGTCATTAATTGATAAGGTACTATTAGAAGATGACGTACAAACCACTACCCCATTCAGTCACGGTTAAACCTAGCGAGATAGACGGTCTTGGTTTATTTGCTAAGACCGTTATATCTAAAGATACAGAGCTTGGTATATCACACGTTATAGCGTACGGAGATGTAGTACGCACTCCTCTTGGGGGTTTTGTCAATCATTCGGACGAACCTAACGCAGAGAAAATAGAAAGAGGAAATTATATATTATTATCAACTATCAAAGACATTATGCCAGGAGAAGAGATTACTTTGAAATATTCTTGGTATGACCCCACCTTGATTTACGAATAATTTGTTTGTGGTCGTCATCAGATAAACAAGGTAAACCATCAATGTGATGTTGATATTGTTCATTACAAACTAAACATCTTTGATGTCTATTGTAAGTAAAGTCAACTTGTGCCATTAGATAATCTAAGTTAATAGCAACTTGTCTACCAATTTTGTTTATGTTTTCTTCCTCCATAGGTTCTACTATAATAACATAATGATTACTGACTGCAAGGTTTGTCATAAACCTTTGAAGTTTTACAAAAAATACAAGGCTTGTGTTAATCTTGTATGTATAGAATATAACAAAAAGATTAGGAGATACGATGGGCTACGGAATGAAAAAGAAACCGAAGAAGAGTAAAAAGGTTTCACGTAAATCTAAAAAGATGAACTAATGGCTAAAAATAAAAAATGGATTAAAAAGGCTATTAAACGCCCTGGGGCTTTTACAGCTAAAGCTAAAAAACGTGGTATGACTACTAAACAGTTTTCAGCTAAGGTTCTTAAAAATCCTAAGAGATACGACACTAGAACAGTTAAGCAAGCTCAACTTGCTAAGACTTTAAGAAAGATGAAAAAGAAATAATGGATTCAAAAAATATATTTTCTGAACCTAAGTTGTTACAGAAATGGGCTATTCAATTAGCTAACGCTTGTGGTGGAATGCAAGTTGAAAAGACTATGATTATTAAAAAGACTAATCCTGATAAGATTGCTTCTTTAATGGATAAATTTGTTTTGGACCATAATGAAAATACAATAGCTTTGTTAGAGAAGATGGAAGAAGAATAATGCCATTACCAGACGCATATCAATTAGGACCTAAAGGTAATCAGAAATGTAGTAACTGTGTATATTACGAAAATACAGGGAACTGTACATTATGGAAAGCATTGGTATCAGAGTTTGGTTGGTGTAAAAAATGGAAGGGTGGAAATGCCTCCTAAGAAAAAACCTAAACGTAAACCAATTAATGCAAGTACTAAAAAAACCTTGCAAGCTAAAGCAAAGAAATCAGGTATTTCGTATGGTACACTAGCTACAGTATATAGACGAGGACAAGGTGCTTATTTATCATCAGGTTCTAAGTCTGCTTCTATGGCAGCTTGGGCTATGGGTAGAGTAAATAGCTACATAAGAGGTTCTCGTAAACACGATACTGATTTAAGGAAAAAACGTGCCAAGAAAAAAAAGTAGACGTAAAGTTAAATATGAGAAAGGTGTACCTGCTAAGTATTTACAGAATAAAAAAAATTCTAAGTCATCTGTGGCACGTGAGATTAGAAGTACAGCTAAGGCTTATAAAGAAGGACGGTATATAGATTTGAAAAAAGTACAAAAGTCTAGGGCTGTTAAAAGAAAAAGGAAGGCTGTCTAATGGCACACGATGCACGTAAAAAAGCTATGTTAAAGAAACATGGATTATCAGGTGTTAATAAACCTAAACGTACACCTAAGCATCCTACTAAGTCACACGTTGTTTTAGCACAAGAAGGTCATAAGATGAAGTTAATTAGATTTGGACAACAAGGAGTTAAGGGTGCAGGTAAAAATCCATCGTCTGCTAAACAGAAAGCTAGACGTAAATCTTTTAAAGCAAGGCACGCTAAGAATATTAAAAAGGGGAAGATGTCGGCAGCCTATTGGGCTGATAGAGTCAAATGGTAAATGTAGTATGTGCAGTACCCGACTGTACTAATCTGTTACCTAAAGGTCAAAGAAAATTTTGTTCAGACAAATGTCGTCAGCTTATTGATAAACGTAAATGGAGAGCTAAACAAAATGGTGAAGTTTATATTCTTCCAGAGAAGAAAACTAATATCAATGCTAAGAAACCTAAAAAAGAAACTAAATCGCAAGATGGACGAGCTAGTGCTAGACGTGGGAATGTTTATGACAAGTTCGTACAAGATGGAATTATTCACGAAGTATTACAAGAAAGTATTACTAGAGAAGAAGCAGCTAGCTTACTTAAAGTTAGTAAAGCACAAATTTCTAGGTTTATGGCTGCGTACCAAGAAGATGTTGAGTTAGAAAAAGCACAACAAGATTGGGATGTACCTGATGAAGCTATTGAATCATTAGAGAGTTTTACAGAATTTAGAAACAGATATTTCTTAACAGAAAAAGGAATACCCTTTGAGACTGCACCATTCCATAAGAACTGGATTAAAGCACTAAACAAAGCCATAAATGATGGTGGACAGCAAATGATATTGTCACCACCTAGACACGGTAAAACAGAATTGTTAATTCACTTTACTATATGGCGTATTATGAAAAACCCTAACATAAGAATTATGTGGGTTGGTGGTAATGAAGATATTGCTAAGAACTCTGTGTCATCTGTAATTGATACATTAGAAAGTAATGAAAAACTAAAAGAAGATTTTTGTGGACCAGGTGGTAGTTTTAAACCTAGAACTAGAACTGGTAAATCTTGGTCACAGAATGGTTTTACTGTATCAACAAGAACAGTACACGGTATTAAGTCACCAACAATGATTGGTATTGGTAAAGGTGGTAAGATACTTTCTCGTGACTGTGACTTGATTATTGCAGACGACATTGAGGACCACGCATCTACAGCACAGCCACGTGCAAGACATAATACAAAGAACTGGTGGACTACAACATTAGCATCTCGTAAAGAGGAACATACAGCAATTATTGTTATTGGTTCAAGACAGCACCCTGATGATTTATATTCATCATTGTTAGATAGTGAGGCTTGGGAAACAATAGTAGAAGAAGCACATAACTCTAGTTGTGAGATACCAGAACTAGAAGAAGAAGAACATATTGATTGTATGTTGTGGTCAGGATTTAGAACTTACAAGTGGTTACTATCACGTAAACGTGATGCTATGACTACTGGTGGTTTACAAAGATTTGAAATGGTTTATCAGAACAGACCTGGAGAAGGTGGTGCATCTATATTTAATGTAGAACACATTACACAATGTTTTGATATTAATAAGAACGTAGGAGAGATACCTAAACATTCTTACTTAGTTGCAGGATTAGACCCTGCTGCATCTGGCTATCAAGCTGCATTTTTATGGGCAATACTTGATGATGGTGAAGATGCACTTATACAAATGGTAGATATAGAAAACAATAAGGGTGGAGGTGTAGAAGAAGCATTCCGTGTTATTAAAGAATGGCATAGACAATATCATTTATCACATTGGGTTATTGAAGAAAATAACTTTCAAAAAGCTATTAGACAAGACCCACGTATTAAAGATTATGCTAACAACAATGGAATTGTTCTTGAAGGACACGAGACCTATAAAAATAAATGGGATAGTCACTTTGGAGTAACTTCTTTAGCACCTATGTTTACAGATAAACTAATTGTGTTACCTTACGGTAATACAGAATCAAAAGTAAAATCAGAGATATATAGAAAACAGCTATCGTACTTTTCTGCTAAACGTAAAAACGTTTACAAATCTGACGTAGTAATGGCTAGTTGGTTTCCAATAAAAGTATTAAGGAAGTTGCAAAAAGCAACATATTCTGATATTGGAATTGATTATAAACCTAGCTACGAAGGATTTAATATAGTAGAATGGGACGAAGCACCCTGGAGATAAATGCTAGTTAAAGATATTTTAGATAGAACAATCGCACTTAAAGAAATGCACGATGAAGCATTACCTGATAGAGCAAGATTTAGAGCAATTATGAATGGTGGAACAGATGGTTTAGCAGCTTTGCTAGGTCCATCAATGCAGAATATGGATGAAGATTTATTACCTGC